CTACTGGCATTGATGATCTGCTGGAGCATATCTGCGGGTTTTTCGCATGGATGCTTACCGGGATAGAACTGAACCGGCTTATGCGTCCAAACGTCCGTATAGGGAACAAGCGCCGTAACGGCGAATTGACGCCGGAGGGATTTGTATTCCTCCAGCAATTCTGAATATTTCCGGTTCAGAGAATGCCAGGTTGCTACTAACTCATGGTGAGGGTGGGCCAGCTCGTTCTTCTGGTGCTTCTCTGCGGCGATCTTTGAAAATAGCGCCTGCAGTTTTAAATAGTCGCTTTCGTTTGGCAGCTGCCATTGGCTAATGCCGAACCAGTGCGACACCATGTTCTTTTTGCCGGTAGCGTCAGCTATCTGCTTAGCACTGACGCCAAGCGAATCTCGAGCATTACGGAAATAAGTTATAAGCGGCGCCATCAAATGCTGCTTAAGGTCGTTACTTTTTTCCGCATACCCATCATCTTTTGGTTGATACGGTCCCTGATAATGCTCAGCAAACAATATTCGCTCTGTAGCTGGAAAATAGGACCGTAAACTCTCTTTATTGCAGCCATTCCACCGGCCTGATGGCTTCGCCCAGATGATGTGATTCAGTACGTTAAACCTACTCCGCACTAAAATTTCGATATCTGAGGCAAGCCGATGACCAGAGAAAAGGTAAAGGCTACCGTTCGGCTTTAAAACACGCCAGAACTGCGCCAGACACATATCAAGCCAACGTAAATAGTCCTCATCCCCTTTCCATTGGTTGTCCCAACCGTTCGGCTTAACCTTAAAATACGGCGGATCCGTAACTATCAAGTCAATGGAGTTATCAGGGAGGGACGGAAGATATTGCAGGCAATCAGCGTTGATTAATTCAGCACTGGATATTTTTACAGTATTTTTCATAGATCAGTAAGCAGGACTCTGATAGGCTCACTATGCTTTTGCGCTAAAGCAGTGGGCCCTGGTTCGCTTGTGACCTTCTACATGAGCGAATGGCTGGTCGGGTGCTCCAACACCCACCAGCCGCCCATTTTCACAGCAGATAGCCCCCACTAAGGGAGGCGCTTGTAACATCCGAATTGATAGTCAGATAAACCCGCCATTACCAGCTGCGTTAAAATTAACTGACAGCGCTCACGCGTCAGATGCGTGTTTTGCGAAATCTCCCCAACCGTAGCTGGTTCATCACTTAACTCATTGAAAACCGCGCGCGCCACTTCCGTCATATCATCTTGATTTAGCATGTCTTTTTCCTGTTTAAACGGTATGACATACAGATAACTCTGGTTGCTAACACCATCAAGAAGTAATTGCAGAAGGCATAAATAACCCCGCCTAAGCGAGGTTATTTATAAATATGGCAGAATATCAAATTACCTTAAAATATCGCTCATTTTGTTGCATTTTGCAAGCCTGATTAAAGGAGATAGCCAACTTTAATCACATTTTACATCCTTCGCTTCATCAAGGGTTTCATAGTGGTGATAGATAAACTGCAACGCATCGCTATCCATATCAGCAAAAGCCCGCTTCAACCTTTCCCAGTGCCCCGCATACACCCTTTTCCAGGTGGAACGGTCGACGGCAACCATGCGCGCCAGTGCGGCGCCAGCATAGACTTTATAAGTCTCATTGTTCCTGGTCGCGGCAACCTCCTGGGCCGCCAACCAGACCAGCCCCACCAGCTTTTTGATCACTCTCGATTGCAGCGGCTTGCTTACTTGGTAGTTCTGGTATTCAGTCCAGACGTACTGGCACATTTCGGTTTGATACTGGAAGTTGAGATCGAAACCATAGCAATAGCGCACCCATGCCTGCTGGTGGCTTTCCAGTTGGTTCACTGCGCGGCGCCACGGCGAATAACTGAACTCAATATCGTTAATAGGTGGCATCGGCCGGCGGCGGCTGCGGGTCTCCATCACATAGACGGGCGTAGTGAGAGCTTTAACCACCGACGGGCCACAACCAATACCGCCATCCAGATCTACAATATGACGAGGCTGACGGGGGCTTTTGTTCTTGTCTGCTGGTGGATTCTCGCTAAACGCCTCAAGCTGCCCCTTGGTCGCGCCTGATAAATTTTGCAACGCCCGACGTACTTCAATACGGGTATATTCCAGATTTTGTAGGTTCATACTGCTCAGTGCTCCATACACTTATGCTTTTACAATCACGCCGATCGCTATGGCCCTATCAAGGAAACGGAACAACAGCTGCAGCTGTGAGCCGTTTTTCTCTTCAAACGCATTTACGTCGGCATGTAGCTCGTCATGACACTCTCTGCACAGAGGGAACACGAAGAGATCGTGGGCTTTGGTTGCGGTGCCTCCCATGCCATACCCGATGACATGATGCGGATCATCTGCGGGTCGGCGACAGCACTCGCATGGCTGCCGCTTCACCCAGTCGGTGTAAGTCTGGTTAACCCAACGGCGGCGTTTGGGTTTAAGCATGAAGGATTCAGGCGACTCTGGATCGACGGACAGCGCTAACATCATGGGTTGATCCTGCTGCTCTTCACTGCTCCTGCACTTTTGTGTTGCACCTGCAGCAGGCAGCTTCTCCTGCAGGATGCTGGTGGCCGGGACCGTGGGCCGAATATCACTTTCTTTATATACCGACAGGAACGGTTCATCGGGAAGACGAAGAGCGCGCTGCGCCATCGTCTCTGTAATAGCATCAGCGGCACCGGCATACACAGCCCACCAGCACAGCTCCGCCAGTGACAGCTCACGCTCACGGCCCAGTTGCAGGTCTCGTAACGCGGTATCAATGACCCAGTTGATAACATTGCAGCGCGCCAGCCCACTTAGCGTCTCAGTGGTCTGCTCGCGTAGGCGGTTATCGCAATACCAGCAGAGCATCATGGCGCCGGGAGGATGACGCATGGTCACACATTCATGATGGTGATAATCAGAGTGCGGAAACTGGCATTCCCGGATGTTGTGCTGAAGCCAGTACTCGAGGGCCGGCAGACCACCGGCAGCATTGATAACCCGCTCATCGGTAAAAAAGGCTTCCAGTACCTTATCTTCAGCCAGTGGCTGGCGCGCGTCCGGAACGGCACCAGCCTCCAGCCCCACCATACTTTTTGGCTCAGACTCGATTAGCACCCTCCCGTTGCGGAAAAGCCTCATCAGTTCTTTACCAGGCTTAAACAGTACCACGCCTAAGCGTGGCACCACTTCAGGAGTTAGCAGCGCTCTCATGCCGCTACTCCTGATAGCTCACTCACCATACCGGCTGCCAATGCAATAATTTCATCCTTTGGCATACGCTCCAGCCAGAGCTGATTGATCTGGGTCTTTACCTTATTTTGCTGAGGCTCACCCAGTTCTGAAGCACCATCCACCTGTTCAAAAACCAGATTAACTTCCAAAGGCCAGATCCGTGCTTCTACCTGATTCTCAACGGCTGGAGTGATATTTTTACGAACATGGTTGCGGATCACTCGACTATTGAACCAATTCGACTTTTCCAGATTAGCTACAATGACAATAAAGTCCGTGACCTTGCATTCATCCGCAAACTCACTAAAGACAGAACTCATGCGCTCGATAGTTTCGGACCGGGCAGCATCAGATTCGAATTCTTCATCGTTCAGCCATCCCACCAGCGCCTCTAGCGAATTTTTATAGGCAATTAAAGATTGAGCCTTTGCAATTACATCAGGATGCACCGGAGTAATCTCTGGTTTATCTACGGAATCCGCCGCCCATGTATGCCCAAACTTAGATTCGGCAAAGGTATACTCTGGCTTATCGCCAAAGGCTGCTACTACACAGGCCCATGCCTGAATACCACTCTGATCGAGGATTGCCAGCTGCTGCAGCGGTATCTCGGTTTCAACCGCAGTTTTCGGGATTGTTTTCGTTTCTACTGGCTGAGCCTGCTTACCGACTGCGAACTGCGCCAGCGCCATACTTGCACGCCCTTTTGCTTCCAGCTCCACGCGATCGATATAGCTAAAGTGCTCGCCGCGCCAGGTCTTATCAAATATCGCAATGGCCCCGGCAAAGAAAGCGCTGGTGGGCTTCTGCTTTTCGTCGGCAGGCACAAACCACGCAGGAAGATCGAATCCTATACGACCACGAATAAACATGATGTGATCGGCATCTTCCGGCCACCATGTTTCACTTGTTGCAGACTTCACGAGGTAAATGTAGCGACCGCCCTTTTCACGCTGCTCGGAGGTATAGTTCATGATGTGCGTCATGCCAGTGATGGCTTGTTTTTCATGGTACTGTGAGCGGCTGTACGGCGGGTTAGCAAAGGCCGCGCCGCCGAGTTCCACCAGCCGACCAGACCAGTCCTGTGTCAATGCGTTATCTTCAGCTGTGTACCATGCTGGGCATTTTGCGTTGCTGTCGTCGGCAAACAGGTCCAGCACCAGCGGACCAAACATTGCGTTAATGCCCCAGAACAGCAGATCCGGCGTCCGCCATTGATCGCCAACTTCTTTCAAATAATGGGCCTTCTGGTTACGCAATGCGTCTAAGGCCTGGCAATATTGGTTTTTTGTCACGAGCGGAACCCCTTCGGTGTGCTGTATTCAACGCTGGAATAGTTGGACTTGAACGCCTGGTCTTCGCCTCCGGCTTTGGCCCATTTTCCATCAACGCATTTCGGGCGACCGGCGGCATTCCACTTGGTTGCAGACTGGAGATAGCCGGGGAATTTTGACTGCAGAAATAACGTGGTAGGCCGCAGATATTCAGCCATTTTTAAATCTTTCCCCCACTTCTCAGCGCTGTAATCAACCACCAGCGCCAGTTCTTCAGGTGTAAATCCTTCGCGCAGCCTGCCCCGGATGTGTTCCAGAGAGGTTTTGCATACCTGAAAACGTGAACCGGTTGTGAGGTTCAAGTGAGAAAGGGCCTGTTTAGCAAGATCGGTGATGACTACTTCCGGGTCGGGTTCCGCAGGAACCGGACAAGAAGATTTAGATCCTACTGATGGATCTGTATTTGAATTTACTGACGGATCGTGTCCAGTTTCTGGACCCTGAGAACCCTGATATTTTGGCTCTTTCGGACGTTCAGATTCTGGACGTCCAGATTCCGAAGGTTCAGATTCTGAACGTCCAGATTTTGGACCCTCATAATGTTCATTTGCAGCCTGACGAAGCTTGGTAACGTTCAGGGTGTAAAGGTTGCTGGTGCTGCGCTGGCCCAGGCGACGTTCTTTTTTGGTCAGCCAGCCATCTTTAACCAGCTCGCCGATCAAAGTAATAACGGTACTACGCCCGGCGCCGAGCTGGCGCGCAATAGTCGCAACGCTTGGGTATGCGATGCCCTCATCGCTGGCATAGTCAGCCAGACGCAGCATGATCAATAACTTATTGCCTTTGATGCCTGCAGCGGCGCAACCATCCCAGACATATGCGGATAATTTGACGCTCACTTATCAATCCTCTTGAATCTGGCGCGGAAGATGATCATCGGAGCCACACACTCCCACTCATATCCCGGGCGGCGGTAAATCACACGCTGGCGGCCAGCGTCATAGCCAGTCACATGCACAACAATGCCGTGCTGATCGCGATAAAGGCGGTCCATTGGTTGAATATTCTCTTCCAAATCAACCTCCCATCAGTTCAGAGGCGTAACGCTGTGCTATCCACTGGACGCCGCGGGGAGTTACTCGGGTTTGGGTGTAGGCATGGCCATAATCAGATGTACCCGTTTTGACGGTAAACAGGCCTTCGCGCTGACGCAGGGCATGAGGTAGCAAGTTGCCGGACTGACGGAACAGCACCTTGTCACGCAAAAGCGTGTCGATCATGGCCTTTTCCGGCATGTTCAGGATTTTTGCGGTTTCACGCAGGCTTTTGGCACCGCCGGCTTCGACATACTGATTCACAAACGCCACCTTTGGCGCGTCCTGCTGGACCTTAAGTGAGAGCTTCGCATTTCTTTCAGCCATGTCGGCTGCCAGGCGAAGTGCCTCTGGCAATGTTTGCGGTATAGCGTTGGCGCTTCCCTCAAGCTCACGCAAACGACGGATAATCTTCATGCGTAGCGGCGCGCTGTACCCCGCGATTAAACATTCTGTATGCTCACGGTCGAGGCGGTATTCCCGGTATTGCTGGTGGTTTTGGGGGTGTGTCCAATAATGGGCATACCCCTCCAGTGACTCTCCCAACTGCTGCATCATCGCTTCGATGTCACGCACCACATGCTTATGCTGTTTGCCTGTGAGAGAAGATATCTCACGGCTGCTCATGGTAGCGGCGCCAGCGATGTAAGGAGAGGCGTGAACTAAAGATGAAGTCGGCTGGTTATTTACCTGCTGCGCCATTCTGCTTCCCTCCCTTTGCAATAAAGTCCCCCACAGCCCATTCGGTAAAGCTGTGGTTAACCTGGGCCCATCCGCCCGGTATTCTTACGGCATAGCAATACGCAATAACGCCTTTACCACCGCGAACTGGCAATGCGCGAAGTTGCGAACGCTGATTATTTGCGGTTAAATTGCTCATGCGGATTTCTCCATACACATTGATTTATTCGCCACGACGCCCGGAGCTGCACACTCGCGGGCGTCATTCTTTTCTGGCTGGCAGAAGATGCGATAAACAAGAGCCGAATGCTCCTGAAGTTTTTGAATAGAGCTATAGAGCTCCCCATCGATCGCCGCCCGTTCATGCGGCTCAATCACACCATCTTCGATCGCTGCGCGAATCTGTTGCGAATAGGCTGTTATCTGTTCGATAACCTCAAGCAGGCGCTGATTGATATCCGCGTTATCCACTTCTTCAATATCCGCCAGCGGAACAAAAACCCCACCGGATTGGCGCGCTACCGCGTCAGCGATATGACTTGTCCCCCCAGCACGCTGCAGCACCATCGCCCATCCAAGCGGGAAGATCTGATCACCATCGACGCGCAGGCGGTTGAATAAGGCGTTTTCAGTTACACCCAGCCATTCAGCTGCCTCGGCATAACCTCCTGGCAGTTCAGTAATCGTTTTCTTGATCGCGGCCACCAGCCAGGCTGGTTGACGCTCTACTTTCCAAATTGGCTCATTACCCACGGCTTACCCCTTACTTCTGTGGTTTTAATCATGCGACCGAGTGGCTACGCTTCTCATAAAGTGATTGGTCAACTTTCAAATCACCTTTCGTAAGCGCCTGTATCTCAAACGCCCGCCCTTTTGGGATAACCTCATCCCAACCTGATACGGAAGCGTGAGAGATATTCAGCGCCTTAGCGGTTTTCCCGACGCCCCCGAAGTAAGAAATAACGTCACTTTTTTTCATTTTTCCCTCTGGAGTTAGGTAATGCAGTGTGATGATAGTAGGATATCTTACATATTATGGTCAAGCACTCCTACATCAGAAAGTGGTAGGATTGCCTACATGAAAATGAATGATCGAATCCGAAGCAGACGCAAAGAGCTAAAGATGACGCAAGCCGTTCTGGCAAAGCTCGTCGGGGTTAATCGCGTCACCATCACCGGCTGGGAGTCAGGTGACTACAAACCCGGCGGTGAAAACCTCCAGGCGCTTTCGGCTGCATTAGAAAAGACACCGCAGTGGCTATTGGAAGGCAAGGATGATGAGAGCCAGCAACCTCCAACCATAAACCCAGAACAAAGATTCGGAATTAGGTCAGTCCCAGTGCTTACATGGGTTCAGGCCGGTGAATGGACGGCTAATAGCGGTGCAATTACAGAACGTGATATTCGGGACTGGGTCTACACCTCAGCAGCCGTCTCTGAGAAAGCATTCGCTCTAATTGTTCGTGGTGATTCGATGACCAACCCAACCGGCGCCCCAAGCATTCCGGAGGGGTCAATTGTCGTCGTTGAACCTGATTTTGGAGATGCTAACCAAGCTAATGGCAAAATTGTCATTGCTCAGCTCATTGGTAGCGATGAGGCAACCATTAAAAAGTTCGTCATCGATGGTCCGCTGAAATACCTGGTACCTCTCAATCCTAATTACAGGATGTTAGAGGTCAATGGCAACTGCCGATTGGTAGGGTTAGTAAAACAGGTAATAATGGATTTATAAGAAACCGGGTTCCCCGGTTTTTTTTCACCCCTCAATGTAAGTTATCCAACATTTTCACTTGACCTTTCAATGTAAGTTACCCTACATTAATCACATCGACAGCGAACAGGCAGGACGCCCACGAAGTAGCCGCCGGTGGCGTATGAATAACCGGATGATTCGCAGGTATGAAAAAAGCGCCCATTGGACGCTTCGCTCTTTAACAATCGGTTTGGTGATACTCAGTGATCTTTAGGCAAATCACCCGCTAACCAAGCAGTAATTTTTTCAGCAATGGTTAAGGTGACTTTTTTCGATTCTTCTGGGTGCCCCATGGCTATCCATGCCCGTTTATATGCAGCGTCTCTTAGCAGACCAAGCGTTGGATTATCTGTCTCCTCCGCTCTTTGATAGGAAGCATATAAATCGTCATCAGAAATACTGGCTGGCATTGTCGTTAGTGCCTTCATCTTTTTTGCCTGTATTTCATGTAATAGGGCCATCTTTCCGGGTTGCCAGACAAAGCTAGCGATCGAGATAGATGCCACGCATGCACCAAATAAAGGAAGGCTGCCATAGTCGGCAAAAATTGCAGACCCGAGCAGAATCTGCGCAAACGTTAGAAATTTATCTGCACGATTGTACAAAGTCGCTTGCATTGTTTCGATATGAAACGAGTAGCGAATATTGAATAACGTTGATTCTCGGGTCATGTAGTTCTACTCCCTCATTGCTTTGGCTCTGGCTCTGGCTGCCTGTCAGATGGCCTATATGGTACCTGACTATCTGGCCTCGGAAGGTCTGAATCACCAAATTGATTAATAAGCATTTTACCCTCCATGGGCGTTGTTTTTGATGGAGTTCTCCACGTGTGAGGTGGAGTTCGTGAGCCGGACACGGGTAAGTATCCGGCACCGATAGTATCACCACCTATGAAGTGGTTAAAAGACTGATACACAACATGAAAGCGCATTCCCCTTCTTTCCGGTGGGGATCGGTTTGTAACTGAAGGAGTGCGCTTCCAGTTGTGAACAGCAATATTCACGACCGTTGTATGGCACATGCAGCCTTAGCGGCCTGAGAGTTCCTTTATCCATCAACTCTCAGAACAGCCGGAATGTGCAAGCTAAGTGTTTCAGGCACGACGTGCGCTCCACCAGCGCGGCGAAAAGGTGTGACGCCCGGGAAGAGTCCGGGACACAACAGGAAAGGGGCTGGTTGGAACGCGCATAGAAGCTTTGTTGTCTGCGCCAGTGGCCGGGGACGAATCCGGTACAAACCGAGCAGCGGCCAGATCGGCGCCAGGTTACGCGGCCCCTTTCCGTTGTGGTAATGCGGCTCAGCGCTCGCGGCGTGGCCATTAATTCAACTTTTGAAATGAATGATCGTTTTGTTAAGTGTCGTCGCCGGGCCTGGCCGTTCCGGCAGGTGGAGGCACCACCGCCACAACTCAAATTGCTGTGTGTAGTCTTTGCCCAGTCTCCCCGATGGGCCCTTTTTTTACACAACAGGGAAGAGCACCAGTTCAGAGCCTGAAGGAGAGAGGGTCCACGCTTTGAACCCGGATCCGGGCTGGGTTAGTTCCCGACTCCGGCGGTGCTCTTTCCTGTTGTGTAAAAAAAGGGCCCATCGGGGAGACTGGGCAAAGACTACACACAGCAATTTGAGTTGT